CCAGAGTGGAGGATGCAAATATTTACAGACAATAACTGCATTTATTACGATTTTGAACAAGGCGTAACGTAACCAATAGGAATATAAAGATGAATAAGAAATCAGAAACGGTAGAGATTCCACTCAAGCTACTAGAGGATTGGCTAACTGCTCTTTACTCTTACTGCTCTTGCTTGTGCATTATGCACATGAGCATTGAAAAGGTTTATGAGATAGCAGGCGAAAACGCTCTATGGGCAGAAACATTGGCTTCTGCTAATATTGATGTAATAGCAGTAAAAATACTCGGCCTAGCAGAAGGATATGAGCTAGAAGGAATGGAGGTGGTGAGTAATGGATAAGCAACTATTGATTTATTCAAACCCTGTCCTAGCTGGGCAGCATTCATATTTACGTGACCCTAAAGCGCAGAACCCGATTGATGGGAGAATGCACGCAAACCATAAGACATTGTGGCGGCAAGGGTGGCTTAAACAGAGGGCAATAGAATGTCGTGGAATTGAAATCGCACATGATGTATTTAGCGGCTGCACACAAACAGGCGGCGATTGCCCTGAGTGTGGTAAGTAATGGATAAGCTAAAATTAGACGGGCTTCTTAGCCTAGCTTCAGTATTAAAAGTAAGCGAGGTTGTCAGAGAGGCCAAGGCAGAAGCAGAGGCAATAGGCCGCGCAAAGGGCATAGCTGAGGCTGTGGCTATTGTGGAGGCTGAGCGAAACGAATATACAAGACTGGCTAAGCATTATGAACTTCTGTGCGATATGGACGAGGATAAATCATATAAAGACGATATGAAGCGTTCAGCGATTAAGAATTACAGATTTGCATCTGCCAGTGATTCAATCTTAACTAAGCTAAAGGTGGTGAGTAATGGATAAGCTAACAACCGAAGAATACCGACTAGCCGCAGCCAGGGCTCTACCAAGTGAGCACGCCAAACAAAAGCAATTTTTTGTGTGGGCCAACAGTCTGGACACCATTAAAGCCTTTCCAGAAGCGGAATGGCTTTATGCGGTGCCTAATGGCGGTAAGAGACATAAAAAAGTGGCCTATAAAATCAAGGCTGAGGGTGGTAAGCGTGGCGTTTGGGATATTGGCCTGGATGTATCTAAGGGCCAATACACTGGCCTGAGGATAGAAATGAAGCATGGATATAACAAGCTAACCGATGATCAGATCCGATGGCAGGCACACTACCTGGTAAACAATAAAAAATGCGTGGTTTGTTACAGTCACGTTGAGGCTGTTGATGCTTTTGTAAAATATGTGACACAACAATATTGGGTGAAGTATTGCCTGAGCTAGGTAAAACCAATGTTACATGCGTTAGTGATTATGCTGACGCACACAGAGCACTTATTAAACTATTAGGGGATTACCATGAGCAAAACTAATTGAGATATCTAGAACTTAAAAGGATTGGTGAACAATGAATGTTTTAATAGCATGTGAATATAGCGGAAGGGTTAGAGAGGCGTTTAGGGCTCTTGGTCACAATGCGTGGAGTTGCGATATTATAGACAGCGATGATAGCAGCGCTTACCACATTAAGGGCGATGCTTTGGCTGCGCTTGATCGTAAGGATTGGGATTTACTTATAGCCCACCCACCATGCACGTTTTTAACCTGTTCGGCAGAGTGGGCTTATGCTGATCTGCCTATAATGATCAAGGGAAAGAAAAAAAACCTTGACCCTGAAAAGCTATATGGGCCAGCACGCAGGGAGGCAAGGAATGACGCTGCTGCTTTTTTCATGGCTTTGATGGGCTCGGCCATAAAAAGAAAGGCGCTGGAAAATCCTGTTGGTGTAATGTCTAGCAGATATCGTAAGCCAGATCAGACTATAAACCCGTATGATTTTGGAGAGGATGCCAGTAAAAGGACATGCCTCTGGTTGGAGGGACTGCCAAAACTTGAGATAACACCATCTGATAGGTTTTCTGGTCGCTTGGTGGAGTGGCCAAAAGGCAGCGGTAAGTTTGTTGAGCGCTGGAGCAATCAAACAGACAGCGGTCAAAGCAACGTCACACCATCTAAAGACCGATGGAAAACTAGAAGCTATACATACCAAGGGTGGGCCAATGCAATGGCCGACCAGTGGGGCTAATTAAATAAAACAACACTAAAACGAGGATAATTGTATGACCGACTACAAAGATAAAATTAAGAATAAAAAACCAGACTTTGATGGCGCTGGATATCATCGCGTAAGAGATAGGGCCAGGCTAACCGCCAGACTGCTTAAAACCTATGATTTCTGTGAGGATGGTGAATGGCGCACCTTGCGAGAGATTAGCATTGCTACTGGTGCGCCTGAGGCTTCTGCATCGGCAAACCTGCGCTGTCTGAGGCGTGAGAGGTTTGGTGGCCATACGGTTGAGAGAGAGTATGTGGCCAATGGCCTGCACGCCTATCGCTTGGTAGTTAAAAGACCAGTACCAACAGGAGGAGAATGAGGATGATGCAGGCTGAATAAACACACAGTAAAAGGATGGCCAGGCGGTAGGATCTAACAACCCAAGGAAGGGTAAGGGATTTGCATCACGCGATTAATACACATAGAATTATCGCGCGCGCGCACACACGAGGGCTAACCGCATGGCAATTTCTGTATTAGACAAAGCAATTATTGATGATTGGATGGCTGAGCCTGGTCAAAGTCTGGTTAAACTGATCACCAAGCACATTAAGAAAGCCAAGCCTTACCCACCAGCTTGCGTTAGGCGCTTCAACGCTATAATGCGCAAGCCTGAGGTGGAGCTATACGTTGCCAGGCAGATAGCCATGCTGCAAGACGTTGTTGATATCAAGGCTGTTGACGCAACTAGGTTCTTAGAGGGCACTCTCAATAGCAATATAATTGACTTCATTAAGATGCAGGATGATGAGCATTTAGCTGTAAAGGACCTGACTCAACTAGATAGATCGTTAACCGCCCAGGTTAAAAAGATCAAGATAAGGACAACCACCAACACCTATGACAATGGCTCTGAGGTTAAGAATACTACTGTAGAGCTTGAGCTCTATGACAAGATGAAAGCCATTGAGCTTCTGGCAAAGCTGCTTAAATGGTGGGAGACTAACAACAACGGCACAACCTTGCTTGGTGTAATCGTAGTGCCAGAGGGTTCTACCAAAGAGGAGCAGTGGGCTAATTATGTACAGCTACCTGATGGCAACCAACTAATCCCAGGAGATAAGTAATGCAAATTAACAAAATACGCACAGTACGGCCTTAGTGAGTGAGCTCTATCAAATAAAGGATGGCTATGCAGTACCGCAAGGGCTGATGGCTGATTACCAGCTAAAGAAACAAGGCAAGGACTACAAAGCACCAAACAAATACCTGCCCAACCTGCCTGGTGCAGTCAATGACCCTGTACCAACTACGGTATGGAAACCGTTTCCAGGAACAAGCCAGGAGAGGTTTTTAGCCTGCAATAGCCGCTTCATTTTGTATGGTGGCACTCGTGGCCCTGGTAAGACTGATGCCGCTATTATGAAATTTGCCAAGTATTGCGGTAAAGGCTATGGAGCAGCCTGGCGTGGTGTGATCTTCTCTACCAGGTACAAAAACCTGGATGATGTAAAGCAGAAGGGTAAGCGCTGGTTCTTCGACCTGGGTATCGGTGTACGATTCATTGAGAGTAAAGATGCTTATAAGTTTGTGTGGCCTACTGGTGAGGAGTTGCTGCTGCGGATCGTTGAGAAGGAGGACGATTACTGGAACTACCACGGCCATGAATACCCATTTGTATTATTTGAGGAATTAACTAAGTGGCCAGAAGATAAGCTGTATCACGCGCTACGCTCTGTTAATCGTTGCTCTGTCGCTGGTGTGCCTAAGTTCTTTATTGCTACGACCAATCCATACGGACCAGGGCATCATTGGGTGAAGGAGTTATGGGTTGATCCCAACCCAGGACTGTCAACCATCGGATCTCTGCTGCCACCTTTCGGGAAGGGTATGGAGAATAGGGTACGCTTTGATGGTGATATCCTGGAAAACAAATTTATTGTTGATAACGATCCTGAGTACATCCTATCCCTAGATAACATACCTAATGAGGAATTGCGGTCTGCCTGGCGCTTCGGTAACTGGGATATCAACGTGGGCGCATTCTTCCACGGCTACCTAACCAAAGAGCGCAACATGATCAAACCATTCATGCCACCTGCATCCTGGACCAGATGGAAAGCATACGATTGGGGGAGCAGGCGACCATTCTCTATTGGTTACTATGCTCAAGATCCTGAGGGGGTAATCTATCGGTATCGTGAGCTATACGGCTGGAACGGTAAAGCTAATGAGGGTAACGGCATGACCTATGGCGAAACCTGCGATTGGATGGACGAGACTGAGCACTACGAAAAGAAGTCAGGGCTTATGTGGATAAACAATCCTGCTGATGATTCCTTATGGGCCAACGATGGCCGCGAGAAAAGCCTGGCCCAGGAGTTTGCCAAGCGTGGCCATATATGGACTAAGGCCAAAAAGAATCTATGGGGGAGAGTGAGGCGCTGGGAGTTGATGAAAGAGCTATTTAAAACTGGCAATTTTCTAATCACTTCTGACTGCACTCAGTTCTGGCGCACGATGCCTAACCTAATGGCTGATGATCGCAACTGGGAGGACATAGATACTGATATGGAGGATCATATTGCAGATGAGGCGGGGTATAGCGTAACATCCAGACACATGAGCCGAATACAGAAAGGCAGTTTTAGTAAATCTAAGCCAGATACCACTGGTCTAGGTGGCGCTGCCAAACACCAGCACCTAATACCAGGAGTGAGAACAAATGAGTGAATTAAAAAGTGATGATGTACTAGAACCATCAAATGATACGACCAATGCGCTGCTCTCGCAGTTTGATGATCAGAATAAATCGTTTGCCGAGGATGCCAAGCATATCCATAAGCAGATAGAGATTAATCGTTCCTGGGTGAAGGGTAAGCCTATTGATCGTTCCACCACTGTAGAGACTGACGAGATCAACGAGGCTGATAGCCAGGACATACAAACTAACCTGGTATTTAGTACGGTACAAAGCCTGGTGCCACATTACTTTGCTAAAAATCCTGATGTAAGTGCCACACCTGCACGCAAGGTTGTAAAAATTGATGGTGATGAGCAGGAAGGGCCGCAATACGACCAGGCTAAGATCCTGGGGGAGACTCTTGAAATAGTCACTCAAAAAAGTGTTCGTGATGCAGGGCTAAAAAAGAAAGCCAAGAAATCAGTTAGATCCGCGCTCGTTGCCAGACTGGGAATACTTAAAGCTGGCTACCAGGCAACCACCAGGGAGTATGAGCCTGTTCTAAAGAATAAGCGCCTAAACCTTCAAGATGAGCTTGAGAAGCTATCGGCAAGCCTGGATAACATTGAAAACAGCAATCTAAGCGGTGATGAAATGGATGTTGCTAAGATTGAGTATGACGCTCAACTGGCTGCAATCCAGGAGCAGATGGAGAGTGTTGATGAGCAGCAGGCCACCATTGTTAGCGAGGGCATTGTCCTTGATTACATTCCTGTAGAAAATATACGCTGGGATAGCTCTGTTGATGCTGATGAAATGCGTAGTGGTGAGTGGATAGCCCAATTTACCACCATGACCACTGATGAGGCTAAGATTGAAGCAGGGCTTACCGAGAATGATGAGGATGGTAAGCGCTTCTCTGCCTGGGTGAAGATCCACAGTGAGGCTGCGAGTCGTAACCTTGACCACAAGGCTGATACCGACGCTGAGCCGATGAAACTCCACGGCAATGCTCATACCAAGTATGTAAGGGTATGGGAGCGATGGGACCGTAAAACCAATAGCCGCTACACCTGGGTAGAAGGTGACACTCAATTTATGGGCGAACCTGTATCTGTTCAGCATATGGGTGATCACTTCTATCCTTACTTTGCCCTGGGCTTGTATTGGCTAGATGGTGAAATGTGGCCAACATCAATGGTTGAAATGATCACACCATTGCAGATTGAATATGATGAGGTACGCAAGCAGATGAAAGATCATCGGCGTGCTGCGCTGCCATACACAATTTATGATTCAGGCATGATTGATGCTAAGGATTTTGCCCTGGAAGTAACAAGCGCTGGCGCTCGTGACATTATTGGCATCAACGCTAACGGCCAACCACTAAACCAGGTTTTCTTTCCTGGGCCCACTGTTGCTATCAACCCTGCAATGTATGACACCTCACAGATCCAATATGATTTGCAGATGGTGTCTGGTATGCAGGACGCAGACCGCGGTGCCATTACTCAAGCTAAAACGGCTACTGAGGCCAATATCATGGAAGGTGGCAAGGCTAACCGTACCGCAGAGGCTGTAGATGAAATAGAGGATTGGCTAACTGCTCTTTACTCTTACTGCTCTTGCTTGTGCATTATGCACATGAGCATTGAAAAGGTTTATGAGATAGCAGGCGAAAACGCTCTATGGGCAGAAACAGATGAAATGCGTTTCAAGATAATCAATGAGTTTTCAATCAAGATTAAGGCTGGCAGTGCAGGTAGACCAGATAAGCGTGCTGAAACAGAAAACTGGTTTGGTAACCTGGACGCTTTGATGAGCTTGATCCAGATGGTAGACAATAAGCGTGAGCTCGGTGTTAGTGATGAGGATAATCCTTATTACCGAATTATTGAGAAAACACTGAAAGTCTTAGACCAGGCTGAGGATGTAACAACCATTATGCCAAAGCAGAAGGTTACGCTTGTTGATCGCATGATTGAGGAGCTTGTTCAGGCCAGTCAACAGATGGGCATAGATCCTGAAATGCTTATGCAGCTACCTACCATTGCTGAATACATGCAGCGCAAACAAATGTCACAAGAACCACAACAGTAATTAACCAATAGAGCGAGGAAGTAGCATGGCTAAGATTAAGAGTAGTGATGAGCCTGGTAGTGACCAGGATGATTTTGATGCGATTGAGGATGCGGTTGAAAGCGCTGCTGAGGCGCTTGATAGTGGCGAGGAGATAGCTGACGATGATGATGAGGATGAGATATCTGAAATAACCAAAGAGCACGCTGATGAACAAGATAAGAGTGGTGATGATGATGGCGATGGTGATGATAGTGATTCAAATGTGGATAGCGATAGCCCTGATGGTGTTGATGCCGATGATGGCGGGAATGCTGACTCAAGTGATGATGATGATAAGCCAGGCGATGATGCGGAAGATGAAAAGGATGATGAGAAAGATCCTGATGATGAGCACGCAGAGTTTGCCGAGAAGATAGACCGAAAGGAAACCAAGGAGCGCTTTAATAAGGTTCTGGATGAAAGTAAGCAGCGCCAGGTAAAGATTACAGCCTTGGAACAACAGGTGCAGGATGCCGACACTAAAATAAAAGGTTGGCAGAATGATCTGCTTGGTGGTGGCTTGGTTGTTGAGGAGGTTAGCCAGGGCCTTGGGATCTTTGAGGCATACAAGAATATGGATGCCACGGCACTAGAGGCAAACCATGACGCTATTGAGCAGTTTGTTAGCACTTACCAAACCTTAACTGGTAAGACTATCGGCGGTGGAAATGCCTTTGATAGTGATGAGGATCTAAAGCGGCAAGTTGATGATCTTGATATAACGCCTGAGGCCGCTAATGAGCTTGCTCGTAACCGACAACGCCAGGCAATGCATGACGCGAGGCACCAGGCTGCTGTTCAGTCTCAACAAGACGCACAACCTACCCAGGAAGAAATGCAGGCTCGTGGCCAGGCTCAGCAGATGGTTCAGCAAAAAATTGCAGGGTTAGCCAAAACGGACCTAGATTGGGGGGTTAAGCAGGCTCGTGTTGTTGCTGAGTTTGTTAAGCGCTCCAAAGATGGTCTTGCTGCAAAGCAGATAACCTGGGGATATACGCCTACTCTATTTGATGCCGTGGTTCAGGATGTTACAGCACAGATGAGAAGTGAGCAGCGCAAAAAACCTATTGATGGGGCTATTAACTCAATGCGTAAGGGTGGCAAAACACCAAAGAACCCAGCTAAAGAGCTTGATATGGACTCTGACGATTGGATTAGTCAGATGGGCGATGGTGCAAAATAATGACTGATACTAGACCTTTTTGTAGTAATGAAACCTGCCTGCTTAATCATCATGTTGTTGATGATGAGCAAACAGACCTGGATGTTGTTTTTCCTAATGGTGCATCTTTCAACGTGAAGCGGATCGGCCTTAGTTGGCCCAATGGTGGCTTTGAGTCTCTATGTGATGCCTGCCACCAGGCTTTTGAAATGGTGAAGTATGGAAAGCACATTAAACGAGATCCACCATTGGGATCACCTCACTTCTGCGGTAATACTAAGTGCTGGCTGCAAACAGTTGAGGTTGATGGCAAAGAACAAACCGAGCTGACAATCCATGATGGTGAGAGTCATGCAGACTACACAACCTCACGGAATGATTTTGACTTTCCTGGCGGTAAGACTAAGAAGCTATGCCAATCCTGTACTGGATCTATACGCTACACACTGAACCCATTGGAGTGGCCAGAGCCTTTCCAGGGTGAAATTGTTCCTGGTCAGAGTTTGGTACACTAATTCGGCGTTCTCCTATACGCACTCCTTTGTGAGGAATATTGTTATCGGGCCTTAGGGCTTTTGGCGCCACCAACTAAACCCGGTAGCGCTTTTTTATGTCAACCGATTACTGCCCTAGAAGAATACTGCAAAGAACTAGGGTGGTCATTAGCGGTCATTAGTGGTCATTAGCGGTCATTAGTGGTCATTAGTGGTCATTAGTGGTCATTAAGGGTGGGGGTTTGCGATTTATTTTTATTGGAATGCCCACTTGTTTTTAATTATAAGCCAGGGGGTAAACTGATGATTTACCCCACGATTACCCTATTTACCCCAACAATCAGTTTGACAGCAGGCCAATCGCTGCTGTAATCTCACTATATTGGCTTCTAAGCCACTCTACTCACCAGTAGCAGTAAGTAATGGTTTTGCAACCATTAGCACAGATACATGAGGTTTCGTGCTCCTCAGGCGGTGATTTAACTTAATCATTTAACCTGAGGTATCAACATGCCCTTTAATACAGCGGAAATTGCCTATTTTGGCAAAGTCTCGCTTGATGCATTCATGCGTAACAATCCCATTGACCAAGTAGGCACAGAGCGCCCTTGGCTGAAATGTTTGATGAAAAACAAATCAGAGTTCAGTGGCGGTAAGCAATTCTGCGTTGAGCAACTACGAGTCAAGTACGACTCAAACTACCAGGCTTATCATGGCTCGGATCAAGTAACCTACAACAAACGTAAAACTATTGAGCAGGCCCAGTTTACCTGGGGCAGTGTGCATGATGGCTTTTCTCTTAATGAGGATGAGTTTGTTGCCAACGGCATTACCGTTAACGACAATGTTAAGGGCGAGCACTCCAAGAATGAGCGAGTTCAGTTAACTCAGCTATTCAAAGAAAACATGGAGGCGCTGCGCCTTGGCTTTGAGGAGCAATTTGATTACAACCTGCACCTAGATGGTACTCAAGGTACTGAGGATGTTGCTGGTCTTGATCACCTTGTCTCTACAGATGGTGTAGGCACTGTTGGCGGCATCAATGCCACTACCAGCACCTACTGGCGCAACAACGCTGTAATCTCTGGTGTTATCGCGGGTAACGTGATCGACACGATGGAACAGCAATGGCGTGCTTGTACTCGTTATGGTGGTCGTCCAGATTTCATCATGGTGGGCCAAACCTTCCTGGACTTGTTCCGTAATGCAGCAAAAACTGAGATAGCTCGTTACACCATTGTTAATACCACCGGTGAAACAGCAGGGCTTGATCCAGCAATCAGCAATCTTCACTTTAACAATGTTCCTTTAGTTTGGAATCCTGTTTTTGCTGATCTTGATGATGCGCTTAGCCCAACAGTATTATGGGAAAAACGCTGCTACATGCTCAACAAAAAATCGTTGAAGTATCGCCCAATTAAGGGACACCACATGGTTACTCGTAAGCCACCACGCCAGCATGATCGGTATGAGCTGTATTGGGGCTTGACGAATAAGTATGCGTTAACCACTAACAAGCGTAACGCCAACAGCGTTATCGCTATGGATTAAGGTGATCGTAAATGAGTAAACTCCAAAACCACAGCCTATTGGCTGCTCAAGCTGCCGTTGCTGATGGCGCTGCATTAGAATGCATTACAAGTCCATTCTTTTCAGGATCTAAAGCAAAGGTTGAAATAAACTGTCACGCATTCACTGGCACTGTCGTTGTTGAAGTCTCTGAAACATCAGATTTCGCATCTACTACTGATTACACATTAGTAGCAGCAGGCGGCACAAACCCTAGCAAGTCTTTCTTCATTGAGCTAGGCCAGTTTATCCGTGGCACTGTAACGGTTCGCTCTGCTGGTTCAGTAGACGTTGACCTGTATTCTTAATTAGTAAGTTTTAAGCAAGAAGCAAAATGGCGACTTTGTGTTAACCCGCAGAGTCGCCTTTTTTTTAACCACCACTAAGCGAGGGCAATTATGTCTAAAGTAAATAAAAAAGTGTTAATAGCAGTCCATTGTGCAATAGAGATTTCCAAAGATATTATGCATAAAACCATAGCAATCTGCTTCACGCATGAGATACCAATCTATCGCGCAAGGTTTGGCGATTCGGCGGTAACTCTCTGTGATAATCAGCCTGAGTCTACTGTTGAGATTTCAAGTGTAGGCTCTGAATACGCCAGGCTAGAGCGAAAGCATGGCGCTGGTGATAATGGGCCAATGGTAGAGGAGATTTTTGGCAATCCAATGGTAGGCACTTTGGCTGCCACTATCGGCAGGGCTGCCGTGGATCTCATTGCCGATGGCGATGATACCGAACAGTATGATGAAATGAACACCGCACCAAAACCCAAAGCAAAGCCTGCTAAAACAAAGTCTGCTGAGGTGATTGGCTCTAACATCACCAAAAAGGCCCTGGTTAGCTGGCTGGGTGACAATAAGATTGAGGTTGATGAAGATATGAGCCGTGATGATCTTATAGCCTGGACTAGCAGTGCACTACCTCAATACATGCGTGCTGCTGAGCCTGGTGTTGAGATTGATATTGATTCAAGCCTAAAGGCTTTGATGGATCAGTATGTTGAAGTAACTACAGGATAGAAACTATGTCACGCCCATCAAATATGTCACTGAGCGAAATGCGGAAAAAGATGGCTTTGCGCCTTGGGTTTGGTTCCCAGGGTGCGGCTTCTGCTGCTTTGCGTGAGGTGTTTAATGAATACCTGCAAGACTCTCAAGAGCAGTTGTTTGAGCAATTTAACGATTTGATGGGCACTGACTATGAAAATAACCTGGTAGTAAATGAGGGCCAGGATATGTATGACTTTAACAACGATGCAGATCCTCAGCGCATTAGCGAAGTAAGCATTTATATTAGCGGCTGCTGGATTCCGCTTAAAAAAGGCATTGGAATGTACAGCAGGTCTGATACTGAAACTGGCCAGCCAAGCCGCTATGATATTAAGTATGGCTCTACAGGTGAGGGTCAGATTGAACTACAGCCAACACCAGATGCAGAATACCGCATTGGCTATGTTTACCAGCGCATCCTTGCACCATTCACGCAAAACCAACACTTATGCACACTACCAGGGAGAATGGTTTTAACCTTCGCCCTGGGTAATGCTTGTGAGCAATACGCTAAACCGCGCCTGGCAGACCGCCTTACTTCACAAGCCAATGCAATGCTCAGGCAGATCAGATCCAGGAAAAACCGTGGAGTTAAGATTACTCGTGGCACACCTAACAAGCCGCACTACCCTGGCGTAGCTGACTTCCAGGAGAAGATAAACAACATCGCCACTGAGCGTGATGCCTTAGTTAACGACCTGTACCAATATTTCATACCTGAATAATGAAAAAGCAAAGCATATTATTTTTGTCTTTCGCGCTAACCATAATGGTTGGTGCTGCCTCTGCCCAGGTGCGATTATCCGATAGCCCAAAAGTTTCGGCCATTGCGGATCAATCTGAGTTTGTGATATTTGATCAGCAGGATGGATCTAAAAACATCAACCTAATCACCTGGTTAAACTTTAAAACCAGCATAGCAAGCCAAATTACTGGTGCTACTGGCGCTACTGGCGCTACTGGTGCTACTGGTGCAGATAGTACGGTTGCTGGTCCTGCTGGTGCTGATGGGCTAGGGGTTCCCGCTGGTGGCACTGCTGGACAGATACTAGCCAAGATTGATGGCACTGATAACAATACCGAATGGGTGGCTGATGGTGGTGCTGGCTCTACGACCACAGCAAGTGACAGCGCAGAGATTGACCACACGATAACCGCAGATGATCTTAGTTCTGTTTTGGTTGTTGGCTCTATTGATGTGTTGAAACTGGATGCGGGGGTTCAATCCTCACTTGGCCTTGCTGATACTTCTATCCAAACAACTCACGTTTCGACACTGGTCGCTCTTGATACAACAGTCACAGGCTCACAACTCAACACCATTGCAACAGACACCACAACCAATAATGCCAAGCTAACAGCCGACACCACCAACGTAACTGCTGCTGGCGCACTCATGGATAGTGAGGTGGATGCTGACATTAAGACAATGACCATCGCAGCAAGCTCAACGGTTTCAGGGTCTAACACAGGTGACAGCCAAACACTATCAGCGGGTGTGTCTGATGTGACCGCTACAGCAGCAGAGCTAAACGTGCTTGACCTTGCGGGGCTAACCGATGGCTACGTCTATGCAGC